TATGCCTTGTTTTAAATACTTCATGTATAGTTCAATGCCTGCTCTCATTCTAGGTGCCTTAAACGTTCTTCTAATTAAATCTGAAAATGTTGAAGCAATTGATTCAGTTTTTAAACTATCTACTTCGGCGTCTGTCACTTTACCATCATCTAAAATTTGTTTACATTTTTTATAGAATTTTAAATAGTGATATTTTTCTAACATCTTATAGATTACATTTTTAGGTAGTCTATTTTTAACACCATAAGTTCTTATCTCATCTGGCGACATATCGGTATCAAAAGCTGATCTTCTTTCAGTATCAACTGTATCACCAACTTTGATAATGTCCTTTATACCATCTTCTATTTCTTCTAGCTTATCATTAATCTTATCTTGTAAATTTAAAATATCATTTGGTTTTAATTCTTGTAATTCATCATAGTCGATTATATCTCTTTTTAGTTCACCTTTAACCACATCTAACTCTTGTACTTTTCTTTCGAATTCTTTTACATATAAGTCTGTATCAAAAGTAAAATCATCTGGTCTTTTGATAAACTTGTTTTTTTCTATATCGAACACAGCATCAGCTTTTTTATTCTGGTCATCATAAGTTTCCTGATCTGTGATGAAGTAAAAATTAATTGGGTGTTTAGTTCCTGGTATTTCTTTACCTTGAATGTTGTCTGGATTTTTTGCTGACAAATATTTTTGAGAAAGACTTACTCTTTCGTCTTCTTGTTTTTCTTTTGGTACATCAAATAATACATTGATGTCCAGATCGGCGTCATTTCTATATCTCTTTGTAAGTATAGAACCTATCAATGCTATTTTGATAACTGGATAATCTTTTTTAAAATCTTTTATTTGATCATTAATTAATTTTAGAACACTAGATTTAATTTTAGGATTTTTAGTGTCAGCGTCATCAAACACGGCTGGCGCATATGTTGTTCTTGGTATATCTATGATACTTTCTAGTACGTAATCTTTAAATCTCATCTTTTTTTTAACTCTAATTCTTTCTTTATCCAGTTCATGGCAATACCATTTTCTGGTTTAGTTCTTAATTTACTTCTAATAAATTTAGAAGCTGTACTTAATACAGCACTAACTAATTCTTTTTCACTTCTATTGTTATCAACAACTAACATTTTACCTGGACTAAACACTCTTTGAAAGGCACCTATATTTGTTTGTACTTCATTCCAACTTTTCTGTACAATATATTCAGGCACTTGTCTTGGTCTATTTGCATTTCTTTCTAAAGCCACATCTAAACTCGTATTCACAAATACCATATGACAATCATAACCAATATTTTTTAACATACTTACTTGTCTTTGAACCAGTGATAAATCTCTACCTGTAGCGTCAATAATAAGACCTAATCGTCCTTCTACATATTTATCTAGTTGGTTACCAGTGGTTGTCTTAGCTCTTTGTCTAATAATATTTCTAAAGTATTCTTCTTCATCTGGCATTTTAATTGAAAGATTTGCTTTTTTTAAACCACTTTCAAATGCGTTATCTGAATTGACTACTTTTAAACCTGTGCCAGAAAATGCTGTTTGTGTTACAAATGTTTTGCCAGAGCCTGGACCACCTGCTAAAAAGAAAGCTTTGAATATACCAGGATCATAAACTCCCTCATTTAAATACTCTCTAAACTCTCTCAATGGTTTTGCCTTTAATTGTTTTATAATCTTATTAGCAATATCTTTAGGTTCACCACCCTCAGCCTTAATCTCTATAAAACCTGGTTTCTTTCTGTAATATTCTATCACTGGTCCTGTTTCTTTTTTGTATAAAGCAATTCTGTTTTTGATAATTTCTGGTTTATCATCTGCTCTACCTCTTGCTGTAAGTCTTCTTATTACTTCTTGTTCACTTACATTTAAGAATACTACTTTGTCTATTTTAATATTCTTCTTTTCTAAATCTTTAACTTGTTGNATATATCTAGGAAAACCATCAAATANAAATCCGTTCTCTGCCTTTTCTACAGCGTCAAATACAAGTTTTAAAACTATATCATTAGGAGCAAAACCACCTTTACCTAAATTAGATAATCTTTTAGCAATCTCACCACCTTTTTCTTTTTCTTTTCTTAATAGTTCACCAGGATAGATATGTTCTATATCTAAATCTTTTGTTATAAATTCAGAATATGTTGATTTACCTGAACCTGGACCTCCTATTAAAATAATATTCATTATCCTTTTACCCAGTCCCGATCAGCCGTAAAATTGGCTCTACTAAATTCTAATCTATCTACTAACTTAACAGCACCAGCACCTCTATCAACGGCCACAAATCCTTCTGGTGCCGTTACCTTATAACCATTTGGTGTTCTTAAAAAATGGCCTATACTTTGTATCTCACTTAATTTATTTACCAAAAAGTTTTTGGCATTTTGTAATGTTACGTGTGAAGCAATAGCAAAATAAAGTGCCTGTTTATTTCTGTTTATAATATTCATGTTCTTTTTTAATGCATCTTTATATTTTTTTTTACCTGCTTCAGTTTTTTTACTATCTATTTCTGCTTGTAAAATGTTTTCATAATATTCACCAAACATATCTACAAGTGTTTTCACTTTGGCCATATTACCTTGTGTGTTTCTTATAAAGTGATTGAAGAAAGTTTTTAGTCTAAAACCAATTGATAATGCGTCGGATGATGATTTACTCATCTCGTCTAACATACTACTTGCTTTTGATAGAGAGCCTTCAGCCATTCTTATTCTAGCGTTAAATGTTGATAACTCACCAGTGGTTAATTTTGCCGATCCACTTACATCTTTATAGGCAGCGTCAGCTAAAAATATGGAAGATATTCCAGATTTGCCTGATACTGTACCAAAGCCTGCTCTTAAATCTTTCATTTTTTTACCTGAATAGGATGTGTGAAATACTATTCCCATTCTAGCTCTTTTTATTCTTTTGCCAATGGTTGAATTAAATGGAACAGCATAGGTGATTGTGTTTGGTGTAAATGTAATCATACTTTCACCATCAATTTTTGCTATCTTTAAATCTGATTTTGAAAATAGAAAGTCGCCTTGTAGTATACCAGTTATCTTTAATTTTTTTAGTTCTCTTAATGCTATTGTTAATTTTTCAGCAAGACCACCATCATGGTTTCTTCTTATGTCACTAGTTGTATAATTGATTTTTGGAGTAGCATTGAATACTGCCTTAGTGCCAACAAAGAATTGGCCGTTTTCAGGATTGATACCACAGATAATAGCGGGAGCGCCGTCCCATTTGACAGACATATTGACTTTACTGGAAGAAGAACCAGCAAGCATATCTCTTATTGAATTAAGAAAATTAATAGCATTCTCACCACCCTTTGAACCACGATTTATTATATCGTCTTCTAGGTGTTCTAAATGTGTATTCTTTTCTTTTGTAAAAAATCCTTTAAAACTAAACATCTCTCTCTCATTGTTTCCATTACTATAATCACTTTTTCCATATAACTCAATTGTTTCTTATATTTATAAGACTAAACTCTTGTCCATAGGAATTTAGGTACACCACCATTAGGTTCCCATACTTTATGCTTGTTTTGAAACTTAACTAGTTTATGAGCATCTTCTTCAAAAAAATACTCACCAATGATACTCTTTGTTGGTTTTTCTATGACTTGCCATATAATGTCTTTACCTCTCTTTACCATCTTCTTTGTATAGGATAGACTAGGTTGTTCATTATTTGGCCTTCTATCACCTCTATGAAATTTAACTTTTTGTGTCTTTGTCATTATATTTTAAAATCTGAAAACTTATCATACGCCTGTTCGGGTGATGGATAATTTTCTTTTTCCTTTGTTTGGTTGCTATCTACTATATTCTGTGCTGAGTTCTCAACATCATATAATCTCATTTTTGATTTATCAACACCAATTATAAAGGCTCTGTTTGTACCAGGGTCATTGTATCTATTCTTTAATTGTTTTACTTTCATTTGACCTAGACCTTCTAATTCTTCGTTTGACATAAGAGCAAACATAAAATCGGCCGTTGCTGGTAAACCAAATGATTCAGATGTATCTTCTAAACCAATATCTGTACTTACGAAACCTGTTCTAGTAGTTTGTGTGGCACTAAAGATTGGAACATCAAACTCAACAGCAAGACCTCTTAATTCTTCAGCAATTGCTTTGATGTAGAAGTATGAAGATATATTACCGCCTTTAAATCTACTTGAAGCACATATGTTTAAATAATCAATAAAAATTATTTGTGGTTTAAAACTTTTCTTTAATGATAGTTCGTTTAGTAATCCTTTAAAATGACCAGCATGAGCAGAGGCAGTAGGATATTCTTTGATAATTAAAGAACCTGCTGTTTTACTTCTCAACTTACTCATCTTACCGTCATATAAATCTTTAGGCATATCATGTAGATCATCCATAGTAACGTCCATTAAGTTAGCATCTATTCTTTCGGCGATTCTTTCTTCGGACATCTCTAATGTAATATACAATACATTCTGACCTTGATTTAAAAAGTTTGCAGCACAGTGACACATAAACAATGATTTACCAACACCTGTTCCTGCTAAAGCGATATTTAATGTTTTACTTGGAACACCACCTTTTGTAATTCTATTAAAGAAATTTAAATCAAATGGATAACGTTTTTCTTTTGTATGGTACCAATCAAATCTGGCTTCAGCGTCACCAATATAATCATGCCCTATATGATTATCAAATGAAACGGCTAATGCTTCACTTAATATACTTGGTATGGCCTCTGGTTGATGTTGTTTATCTTTACCATCTAGTATTTGAATACCAGATAATACGGCATTATGTACTGCTCTGTCTTTACAAAACTTTTCTGTTGTATTTAACAACCATTGTAGGTCTGATTTCTCATCTACAAAAGTTTTTACAAGATCATTAACTAATCTTAATTCATCTTCGTTAACATCTTTTCTTTTACTAAATTCGATTAGTATAGTTTCTTTTGTGGGTAGATTTTTATATTCGTGTACAAACTTTTCTATTTCTTCGTATAGTAATCTTTCAGTTCTATTTGTAAAGTAATCTGTTTTTACAAAAGGTAAACACTTACGAGTAAAGTCTTCATTATAAAAGAAGTTTCTTAATATTGTTAATTCTATCCTATCACTATTCATCTATTTTTAATGTTCCATTCTGTAATTGTTCTTCAACACATTCAATTAATATATCACCGATATAATTTCTAAAGTCATCTGACTCTATATTCTCTTTGGTAGGATTTGCCATTATGTCATATGTAAATTTTAATGGTATTTCCCCAGCCTCATTTTCAGTTTCAGAAAACTTTATATTGTTATACTTGTATATAATACCCTCATAGTTACCTTCAAGGATTTTTACACAACTAAAATCATCACCTTGCTTTTGAGCAAAGGCGTATCTTTTACTCGGTGTCTTCTTCGTCTGATCCGTATTGGAATTTTCGTTTTGCTGTTTCATCTATTTTATCTAACACTTCCTTTGTAAAATACTTCTCTGGATTTTCATTGATATTCTTACCAAAAACTTTAGAACCGTCTGGCATTTCATATCTTGTAGATACTTTCTTAAAGACACCAGCTTCTTCACCGAGTTCTATAAGACCATAATATTTGTCTAAACCTGTTTTGTAAGTAAGTTTGACATCTATCATTGCGTTCTCTTTTGTTAACCTAGATTTAAAATTTTTACAATGTATAATATTTCCAACGACCTCAGTACCTTCTTTGTCTTTTCTTTTACTGAG